GTGAACAGCCGCGCGATGACATGATCGACGACCTGTTCGCGTCCGCCGTTTTTATTGCGAACGAACAGGCGCGGCGTACAGCGCGCTACGTCCTTGGCGCGGATCGACACGCAGGCATTGACGGCAGCCACCGCCATCGCCGTGGCTTGTGAAATCATCAGCCCCGTCGCGCTCGGCACCGAACCGAGCGGCGGGATCATGCCGTAGGACGGCACGCCAGCAGACGCGCGGGTCTGTTTCGGTGCGAAGGCGCGGCCGATGGCGGTGAAGAGTCCAGGCAGTTTCATTAGATTAACAACAGTCCGCGTTCTTCGTAGATCGAGCCACCTTGAGCAACCTGTAATCGTCCCACCGCCATAAGGGCGGAGACGATCGCGTCGATACGTTCGGTCGAGCGTTCTTTGTCGGGCTTCTCATTACCAGCCGGATCGCGCCGCACCGTGACGTTCGATGCGCACCATGTGGCGACGGGGTTGCCGCCGTGCTGCAGCGTCCGGCTAATCAATAAGCGCATAAATTCGGCGGCGGCAGGCCCCATGCTGATAAATCCCTGACCGAATTCGACCATGGTTATCCCTTCATCCTGAAGATTGCGTACCAGTTCACCCGCAAAAGTGCGGTCATAGGCGATTTCCAGAATGTTGAAGCGAGTCGAGAGGTTCAGAATTTCGACCTCGATAAATTTGAAATCCGTCGTGTTGCCCTCAGTAGCGACCAGTTGTCCTTGGTCGCGCCAGACTGTGTAGGGCGCACGATCACGTCGTGCGCGGCGCAGAATATCCTCTTCAGGGCACCAGTGCCGCCAAATCACCTTGATCTTCTCGTCTGGCTGTTCGGGTGGAAACACCAGTGCCAGCGACGACAGGTCATTAACGCGGGCAAGATCAAGACCGCCGTAGCAAGGCCGTCCGATCAAGTCCTCCTCATCGAAAGGCTCAGCACCATCGCCCCAGACGCCCATGTCGATCCAGCGCGTGGCCTGTTCTGTCCACTCATTGAGGCGCAGCCGCCGAATGGCGTTTTGCTGCGCCGGCATCTCACGCGCTTCCTCGACCTGACGCTTCAAATCATCAACTTTAACGGTGACGCCGAGGCTGGGATTGGCTTTGACCCAGACGGCGGGGTTCGTCCAATCGTCACCGGCATCAATGGTGGCGATATAGGCGAACCAGCTATCGGCGGTTTCTGCCGGTATTGACCCTTCCAATGCCTTGACCGAAAACTCATGGTGTTGCCAGCAAACGGACTGGCGGTCATGGCCTGCGGTCGTGATTTCAAAGATCAGCGGCTGGCGGCGCGCGCCAGTTGCCGTGTTCAGTTTCTGAATGATTTCCGCATTCGGATGCTCATGAACCTCATCCACCGCCGCAAAATGCACATTGAGACCGTCCATTTTCGTGGCATCCGCCGACAGCGGTCGGAACCAGCTTGATGTTGGCAATACCGCCAGATTATTGACGGTACGCGCAACTCGCGCGCGTAACGCCGGACTGGCACTGACCATGCGCTCGGCCTCGCCGAAGATGATCCGCGCTTGGTCGCGTGTCGTCGCGGCGGCGTAAACATGAGAACCAAGTTCGCCGTCCGCCATAAGGGCATATAGCGCGGTGCCCGCCAACAAAACCGACTTGCCGTTCTTTCTGGCCACCTCGACATAGGCGGTGCGGAAGCGCCGCAGCCCGTTCTTGCGCTTCCAGCCATAGAGCGACCCAATGACAAAAGCCTGCCAAAGCTGCAGTTCAAACGGCTGTCCCGCCCATTCGCCAGTCGAATGGCGTAAATGACTGAAGAAGGCGATGGCATGCCGTGCGGCATCGGCATCCCAGATCAGACCGCGCGTCTTGCCCTTCACCAAATCGTCGAGGTGTCGCTGGCAAGCCAGCCTGACCAGCTTTCCAGCGACGATCTTGCCATCAACCACCGCGCGAGCGTAAGCCTCGACCGGACAGGCCTTGGTCTTACGTTTCTTTGCCGCCATTCAGATATTCCTCGAACGGATCAATGCTGTCGGATGGCGCCTCCATGCGGATACGGGAACGTGACGACGGTGTCAGGCCGAATTCGCCTTCGATCTGTGCCATCTGTAACAAGCATTTGTTCGCCACCGCCAGAAAGGGGTTCTGGATGATGTTGTCGCTGGTGGTTTTCACCACGGGGCCACGTTTTTTGATCTCAGCCTCGGCATCGACCCAGCGGCACCACACCACGGCGTAGCGCGCCAACGCTCCGGTATCGAGTTCGCTCATGACGCCATAACGCGCCAACATCTGAGCCAGCTCCGTGAATTTTGCCTTCGCCCGATCGTCAAGATGCGCTGGCGGTTCCGGCGCGACGGCAGACGGTTTTGGCTCGTTTTTGTTCAGCCGACCAGGCCGTGCTGTACCCTTGACCAGTTTAAGATGCGTGGGCAGCGGCTTGCGGCCCGCCATGGTGAATTCTCCGAAGACATGTTTGCGGATTGCATGTCGGCAAGCTGGCTTCAGAGACCGGTGGTCACGTTTTGCCTTCTCGCAGACGTTCTATTTCAGTGAGAAAGGATGGTTCCAACTCGTTGATGACACGTTCAATGTCTCGGCGTTGATGGAGCAGGGTCAAGATGACGATGTCCTTTTCGAGGCGATCATAGACGATAAAATGCTCACGCGCAGGCACCATCAAGAACGGCACCGCGCGGTGCGCGCGCAACTGACCCGTTGCAGGTTTCGCGGCGGCTTGCTTCATAGCGGCGTAGAGATCAGCCAGATAGGCATCCGCCGTCTTTTGCCCCCACTGTTTCAAGGAGTGTTTATGAATATCGCATAGCACTCTCGCCGCTTGCCGCGTCAAATGGAAGTTCTGCGAGGTCATTGCCAATCAGCCGCTTCCTTTTGCGCCATAATAGTCATGTCCTGCTGAAAATCGCCGGTTGAGGCAAAAGTTCTTCCTGCTGCCAGATCATGGTAACCGGCGAGGATGGACTCACGTTCCGTTCGCCCGTCTCCCAACCTGTTGCGCTGTTCCATGTCGCGGCGAATAAGGTCACGAACATATTCGCTGGGCGTTTCGTAAAGACCAACCTCGCCCACCATCTTTTCGACGAAGGCGGCTAGGGGGCCAGATAAACGGGCGTTAATGCGGGTTTGCAGCATGGTGGAAGTCTCCTTTAATTGTGAGTGCATCCTACCATTTGTCGCGATAAATGTCAATTACATCGCCATTATTGCGACAAAACAGACCGCTTCCCGAATTCAACTACCGAGAGTACCACAAAACGATACCTTCTGCATTCGCATCCGAACAATACGGCTGTCTCAGCCAGCACGATGCACCAGCTTGGCGGCACCAGTCATCATGCCAAGCAGCCGATCGACAACATCGCTGCTGTGACCACCGATGTGCCACTGGCGCACCTGCGTTACCTCTGGATTGGCATCCGAGTAAGAGCGGCTGTTTTTGTAATTGTAGATCGTGGCGATCTTGCCGTCGGGCAAGCGGATGACCCATTCGGCCTGCGTTTTGTAATTGTCGCCTTCCGATGGCTGTCCCCAAATGTTAATCAAGTCTTCGTAGCTGGCCTCAATCGTTGCCACGTATCCTGTTCCGTTTTTAGGATTCTTGGCAAGGCGCTTTCTTGTGTCGGCTGTGCGTCCTGCCTCGAAGGCGCAGAGTAAAGCCGAGCGCAAGTTCCAAACGCAAACCTCGTGGAAATCGAGGCTGTCCGATTTTCGCGTCTCTAACGTTTCGATGTTGAGTTTCAAAAAGGCAATGCTGGCAACGATTTTGTCGGCTTCAGTCATGTCTACCTCCCTTGCACGCTTCTGACTTCGCGCACGGCGCGCTCGAATGTGCTGCGCCATTTTCTATCTGCGAGGCGGGCGTTGATATGATCGATGATCACTTGCGTTGTTGCTGGCCCGCCTTTGATGAAGCTCAAATCGTCCGCCAGATGCCGACCAAAGCGCATGTCCAGAAGATCGCGCGTTTGCTGCGGCGAGAGTTTGAAGGCTTGGCTTAACGCGCGGCTGGCTGCATCCCATGCCATCGGTGCTTCATAGCCGTTGTGAATGCTGGTTCCCCAAAAGCCCCATTCGTGGTTGGCGGTAGGGAGGATTGCGGTGTCGTTCATGGCGTTCTCCTTGCTGTTGACGCCTTCATGAACGCTTCATTCCCGAAGATTATCAACGAGATAAGGAGCAATCT